AAGTCCCCGGAGCAATTGGAGCCCACCAAAAGGAAGACCCATGACTGCCCGAAGGCGTTGAACACGCCACGCCGCGAATCCCCAACCCTGTAGATGCACCTTTCGGTGTCCTGTAAGGCGGAGATGAAGAGATTCGCCTGCTCCTGGGTGTGGGGATCCCCGAGGTCAGCTACCACGCGGTTGGTTAGCTTGATGACGAAGCTGACCAACTGACTCTTCAATGCCGGGCACATATGCCCGTCCATCCGGCTGATGTCGAAGCCGCCGGCCGAGTAGCCGGGAAGGTCGTGGGTGGTAAGAAAAGCACTAAGCTGAAGTGCTAAGCTGTCGGGGGAATCGTACACACCCATTTGAGGGAATGTCGCGGCAAGAAGCTTGGACAACGTGGCAGTTATCCCCAGGCAAGTTGCCTTGTTCGATTGGTGCCTGTTTGATATAATCCTGGGCACCTTCAGGTCCGGCGCTGTGGCGCCGGGGGCGTAAACGCCCTGGAACTCACTCTTCACGAAGGCCTCCACATCCGACCTAACGCGCTGGCCCATCTTTATGAGGCGGAGTTCCGCGACCAGCTGCGCCGCGACTTGCGGCGCGCCTTTGTATTGGTCGGCCCACTGTTCAGGGGTCATCACCCCCTGTTGTGGGTACCCGCAGCCCTTCTCTACTAGGCTGTACGGGGCGTATGGGGGCTCGAAGAAGAGGGCTTCGTAGTCGGCCCAAAGCGTGTCACAGACCGTGAGGACTTCGTCCGTGGCCTGCAAGCGCGTTGGGTTCCCCAGCTGGCGTCCCAGGAACCCATACAGCGCGTTCGATGCGCATAACTGTGGGCACGCGGGCCGTGTCTGGAAACACGGTCCCACCCGGGACACTGTCGGCCTTTTGAACGCACCACAGGCGCGCCCCTCGAGCAGGGAGCTCTCGCGTTCGATGAGGATCGCGAAAACTGTGCGCCCCTTTGTGCTCTCGAGGTACTCCTTGGCTTGTTCGTTGGCCGCGGCCCGATTCTCCGCGCGAAGGAGATTGTCGGGCGCTGGGAGTTTGTAGCCCTCCTCCCAGAGGCATGGCCCAAACAAGAGTTTGGGCCGCGGGCCTGATCGCCCGCGAGGAAGCCCTACACTGAGGGCAGCTCCCACTGCTGCTAGGCCGTTCTGGGCGTGACGGCCGATGTCGTACCACGGTGTGGTCGCGCGCTTGGTTGCCAGTGTGGGCCAAACGAAGGCAATGCCCTCCGCGTACCCCTGGCGTTCCCGCCACAGTTGTAAGTGGCGGGAAACGATGGAATGCCAGGCCATGGCCGCGGGTTGCAGGGCGCATTTCTGCACCTCGCTGAGGGGCATAGCCCTAATGGCGTTGCTAATGTACGGCGCCATTTTCTCGTCATATGGCCCCGACGTGGGCTTCAAGCGGTTGACAAGGGTGGTAAGGATCTTCGACCCTAGCAGTGCGGGAATACCCACCTGGCTCGTGCCTGCCCTGTCGCAAGCTCCCGTGCCGACAAAGACGCCGGCTGAGCCCGCCCAGATCATGTCCGTATCCTGGAAAGACAAGCCCCTGAACTGTTCAAAGTCCAGGAACACGTCGTAACAGGCAGTCCATCCGGTGTACACCGGGGGCCTTCTGTAGGACACTGTCCGGGGCGGGGCCGCCCCCTCAACCTCCGTATCAGGTAAAGAAGGCGTGGCCTCCGATACTGACGCGATGGAAGGGGGAGTCGGCAAGGGTAGCGAGACGACGTGCTCGCGTAGCTTGGCCTTGAAAGAGCCTGACACTGGTGATCCAGCAGGGTTGACGTGCCGGCGCCATGGCAAAGACGATGAACCGGTTACGGGCTTGGGGGCCCGGCCGGTACGCCTATGCCACTCACCGGAGCGTACCACCCCGACCACGGAGCGGCCTATGGAGGCGACTCGTTCGTAGCCGTGCGGGTACCAGTTGGGGACATACGGAGTGTGGCGGTAACTGGACAGATTGCCGCGAGCAGTCGCAAGCATAGTCCCGTCCGGTAGAATCTCCACGAACTCCTCTGGGTATTCGATGGACCCAGTCTGAGGCAACCCGGCGTAGGTTTTGAATGCCTCTATGACCCTCGTTGAATAGCCTTTGGCCTTGCGGCTGGCCAGCGCACGTTTGACGAACGCTATGGCGTCACTGTAGTAGGACACCTCACGCAGCAGTATGACGAGGTGATCGGGGCTCTCAACAGCGCCCCGCAACACCGGACAGTCCTGACACCGGTTCTCACAGTAATCCGGCTCGAATGGAAGCCGGGTCGGTGAAGTTGAGGACCGGTGTCTGGCCACGTCCGCTTCGTCTATAGATGGACTGCAAGCGTGAGAGTAGCAGTGGCCTTCGTACCCTAGCATCTTGGCGACGCTTGCCCCGATCTCGTAAACGGGGACGTTGGCTGACGCGGCGTGCGCCAAAGCCACCAACCCCGCTACGGCGTGTGTAAGGTCGCGGGACTTGGCGTCGGTACGATGTCCGGCGCTGAGGTCCCGCGCTGCCTTGTGTTCGCGTAGCTTGACCGGGTATAGCATCTTCCTGGACCCGTACACCTGTAAACCATTGAAGAACGAGCCTTTTAGCCTAAGCCTCAAGCGAACGTCCTCGTCTGCCTTGCTAAACTGCAAGTGGTTGTCTAGGCGCACCGCGGCCTGTAGTTTCTGCTCGGGTATGTCAAACGGCACTGGCTCAGCCGTGCGCACGTCAGGTGGCAGCTTCTGCCTAGGTGCCTTCGCGGCGGCTTGCTGCAGTCTCCACCCTGCCGCTCCAACACCAGCCAAAAGCTGGCGGTGGTACTCGGCGGGCGGCATGGCCTCCACCATCTTGTGGTAAACGTCCCAATCTGTAGGGACGGGTGGGGCTACTGCATCAGCAAGCGACTCCCAGTCCGCGGGTGGATCCCGGGAGGGCGCAGGCGTTGAAGCTGTAGGTGCTTCCTCGGTCTCTTTATGTTCCTCTTCCGCGACCACTGGAGGAGGTTTAGGCTTTCCCACGGCCTTCTTAGCGGGAGGGTTGACCCGCTCGGGAAGATTGAGGGCTCCGTCCTTGCGTACCTTACGATACACGCGAGCGAAAGCCCGGCGCTTTGCAGCGCCCTCTCTGCGTTCATCGGCAGCCGCCATCTTGGACAACGTTTTGTCAGGTAGCGGAGGTGGCCTGCCGGCAGAGAGCCAAGTGCTAATCAGCGTTTTCTCGGTGATGTTGGGCCGAGTTGCTAGCCACGCGTCCACCCAGGCGTGTGGCACGTCCTGTTGGATTGGGGCTCCGACGGGTCTCTGTACGCGGTCTGTGGTGACCGAATAGGCCGTATTGTAGGCCGTCAGAGAATCCTTCGTTGCCGTGATAAATCCAGGACAATGGTCGACGCGACCGTGCTCGTTCACGTCGATCATGAAGATCGGAAAGAGGACTCCCCCCGCCAGGTCGCTGACCCTGATGAGAGTTGGTAAGTCCCTGTCCGACCACCACACTCCGAATGGTGCGGTGGTGGCCAATGCTAGGTCTCGCACGGTGCAATGATAACCCCCCCGCGGGAGGGCTAACGCCAGCATAGCATACGTCTCGTCAGCCTCGGTCGAAGAGGCTGATGTGGCGAATACGAAGTTCTCGACCAGGCAATAGCCAGGAGTGACACCTTCCAGGACGTGGAGCTGGATGATGTCGTTGCGGTCAAAGGTGTCCCTCGGCAAGGGTTCACCTCTACCACCCAGCGCAGTACGAAAGCCCCGGTACGTGGCTTCGCAGGTGGTGGTGCGGCCATTTGTCCACGCAGCCCGTAACGCCTGTAACAGCGTCATGGCAATTGGACGGCACCTGTAGCTCTCCAGGCCCCCCTAACAACCCTGTGGGGGGCAATGCCTTGTGACGTAGTGTCAACTCTAAGACATATCGG